TATTGATTTAGATAAATTAGAAAATTATTTAAAACTAAATTCTGATAATGTTGCATGTATATTTATTACTAGCCTTATTGGTTTTGTTCCAAACATAAAAAGATTACAAGATATCTCTAAAAAATATAACGTAAAAATCATGATGGATAATTGTGAAAATACGTTTGGACAATTTAAAGAGAAAAATGTTTCTTCTTTTTTTACTAGTACAACTAGCACTTATTTCGGACACCAAATTCAAAGCGTTGAAGGTGGATTTATTTTTACTAACTGCAAAAAAGAATATGAATATTTCTTAATGGTTCGTAATCATGGGATGACTAGAAGCTTAAAAGATCCCAGTAAATATATTAATAAAAAAATAGACCCTAGATTTGATTTCTATTGTCTTGGAAATAATTTTAGGAATAGCGATATTCACGCCTTTATAGGTTTACTAGATTTCAATCGTATTGATAAACTTAAAAATAAAAGAGAAGAATTATTTAATATATTTTCTAAAAATTTAAAAAACTTTAATTATTCAATTGGAGAGGAAACAAAACATTCTCCATTTTGCCTACCAATACTTTGCAAAACTAAAAAAGAAAGGGATTTAATATTTAAATTTTGCCAAGAAAACAAAATAGAAACTAGACCTATTATATCTGGAAACTTACTGAAACAAACATGCTATAAAAAGTATTCAAACTCTAAAAGATTCCCAAATAGTGACTACCTTCATAATAATTGTTTTTATGTTGGCTTACATTATAACGTTAAAGAAAATCAAGTTTTAAAATTAGTTAAATTTATAAATCAAGTACAATGAAAAAAGTTATTATAACAGGAATTACTGGTCAAGATGGTAGTTTTTTAGCAGATTTCCTGCTAAAAAATACTGATCATATTATTATAGGAGGCATTAGGCGTTTAAGCGTTCAAAATCATAAAAATATCGAACATCTTAAATCTAATCCAAGATTTAAAATAATTGACTTGGATATAACAGATTTCCAAAATGTCGAAGAGATAATCAGGATTGAACAACCAGATTATTTTATTAATTTTGCAGCAAATTCTTTTGTAGGTAATAGTTGGAAAATGCCAATTCATCATATGAATACAAATTGTATAGCAGTCCTCTATCAATTAGAGGCAATTAGAAAATTCGCTCCTAATTGTCGTTACTATAATGCAGGATCTTCCGAAGAGTTTGGAGACGTAGCATACACACCGCAAGATGAAGCTCACCCACTTCGACCAAGAAGTCCTTACGGAGCATCTAAGGCATCTGCAAGGCATCTTGTTAAAGTATATAGAGAATCTTATAATATTTTTGCAATACAAGGATGGTTATTTAACCATGAAGGTACTCGTAGAGGCGAAGAGTTTGTTACTAGAAAAATTACAAAAAATGTAGTAAGAATAGCTGAAGCTATAAAAAATAAACAAAAATTTGAACCTCTTGAACTTGGTAACTTAGAATCTAAAAGAGATTGGAGTGATGCAGAAGATTTTGTAGAGGGTGTTTGGTTAATGCTTAACCAAGAAACCCCAGAAGAATATGTCCTTTCGTCAAATGAAACACACACTATAAGAGAGTTTGTAAATCTATCGTTTAAAGAAGTAGGGATAGATGGAATATGGGTAGGAACTGATCTTGATGAAATGTATCAACTACCTAATTATTTGAGTGATTTTAGTGAATTATGTAATACTCAATTAGTAAAAATTAATCCTAAATTTTATCGCCCAGCAGAAGTTGAATTGCTTTGGGGCAGTTCTGTAAAAGCTCGTACAGAATTAAATTGGACCCCTAAAACAGATTTTAAAGGTCTTGTTAAAAAAATGATTGACAATGATCTAGAAGAGGCTAAAATGGGGCGTGGCTAAAAAGAAAGCAAAGAAAAAAATCAACAAGAAAGATATTCTTTCTAGACTGACGCTTGTCCCCACAAAGGATAAGCGTCTTTTTTATATGCGAGAAATGAAGATCCTAAATGATCTCTGTGCAAGGTATTCAGAAGAATTTATGAATATTGTTTCTTTCGATAAGAAATTTGAATCTCTTTCTTATATTGTATGCGACAAACTTAAGATGAAGATGGATTTAAAATTCGCAGCATTTAACTTTAGAGTTGACTCTAGTAAGTATGAGAGCTATTCTATTGGAGACAAGATAGGTGAAGACATAGAGGTAAAACAAAGAAAAAAAACAACAAAACAATTTTTAGATGAGTAAAATTAAAGAAGAAAAAGTCGGCAAAGAAGGTCCAAATTCACAAAGTGTTCTTGGTTCTTTTTTGAAAACCAATAAAGAAGATCATTATAATTTTGAAGATGAAATTGATTATAAAGTTTCAAGCGGATCTCTTCAATTTGACCTACAGCTAGGAGGTGGGTTTGGACCCGGATTACATCGTTTTGTTGGAATGAATGAAGGAGGCAAGACATCTGAATCTTTAGAAGTTATGAAGAACTTCTGTAATGATCTTCCAAATGCTAAAGGATTTTATATTAAGGCGGAAGGAAGACTCTCTCCAGAGATGAGAGATCGCTCTGGAGTTCGATTTGTCTTTTCAGCAGAAGAGTGGGTAGCTGGAACTTGTTTTGTATTTGAAAGCAATATCTATGAAACAGTTGTAGAAGTAATGAGGGAGCTTGTCGCAAAGAACGATGAGAAAACAAAGTATTGTTTCCTACTCGATTCTGTAGATGGTCTTATTACTAAAGGAGATCTTGATAAATCATTTGAGGATAGTAATAAAGTTGCTGGTGGCGCAGTTATTGCAGCGAACTTCATGAAACGCTTATCTATTGCTCTTACTAAGCGTGGACATATGGCAATTTTTATTAGTCAAGTTCGCGCTGATATTAAACTCGATCCATATTCTAAAGCTCCAATTCGTCAGACTAGTGCTACTGGGGGCAATGCCCTTCTTCACTTTGCTAATTATATTGTAGAATTTGAACCTCGTTATAAAGGAGATCTTATTCTTCAAGACTCAACAAATAAAACTATTTGTCTTAAAAAGAATCCAATTATTGGTCATTTCGCTAAGGCTACTATTAAAAAGTCCCCTAATGAAAAAACTAATATGACAATCACATATCCTATTAGATATGGTCGCAAAAATGGCACTTCAATTTGGGTTCAAAAAGAAGTTGTAGATCTTCTTTATGCTTGGGAATTTATCGAAAAGAAAGGAGCTTGGATTAAACCTGTTGAAGAATTTAAAGAGCTTCTCGCAGAGAATGGATTTGAATTTCCAGAGTCAATCCAAGGAGACAACAACCTATTTAAGATTATTGAAGATGATGACAAACTCTGTGGATTCTTAGTCAATTATTTTAAGGCATCAATTAATAATCTTAACGCATGAAATTCATAGGAATTAATGGAAGAGAACTTAATTTAAAAAATCCTAAAAAATATCTAATTGATTGGAATTTAAAAAGCAGAAGCAAATTTCAATTCCAAGTAAAACAATTTCTGCAACCATACTGGCAGAATGATATTGTTTTTGAAGAATTCAGATTAGTTGGGACACGATTAAGTTTTGACTTTTATAATGCTAATAAAAAAATCATGATAGAAGTCCAAGGCGCACAGCATACTAAATTTATAAAATTTTTTCATGGAAATCGCCTTAAGTATTTGCAACAACTTAAAAGAGATGACAAAAAATATGAATTTTGTCAAACTAACAATTTAAAATTACTAGAGATCTATCCAAACGATAATGTTTGCTTAGAATTTTTTGAAAGCCAAGGAGTTTATTTATAATATGGAAGAATTTGAACCAGACGAACAACCAGAATTTAGCATCCCAGATAGTTTAGTAAATAAACTGTATGAGTTAAGCGGAGATTCAGATAAATACAAAGGATTAATCATAGCTTGTGTCACTGAAAAAGGATGCCCAATGATTTATTCAAGATTTGATTCAGTAATTACTGAACTTGGATTAAAAAAAGCTATGTCTGATTATTTGCTTAGGACTGATAGTGATACTGAAATGCTAGACGAATAAAGCTTGCATTCTTTTGATAGAACGATAGAATAACTACGAGATGATTTATAACTTTGAAATAGAAAAACAACTCCTCGCTGGACTCATTAAAGAGTCTCAGCATTTCTCACAGATCTCTAATTTTATTGATGCATCTGATTTTTACTCTGAACAGAGTAATCTTCATAGCGCCATCTTTACAATTATTAAACAAGCAATTGATGCTGGTGATGAGATCGATGAAATTATTATTGCTCAAAGAATTAATTCTATTGGATTATCTTTTGAGGATAACTTGAATCCATCTGACTATATTAAATCTCTCGCCTTGAGAAAGGTTCCAGCGGGTAATTTGGTAAAAACAGCTAAAGAATTAAAGAAGTTCTCTATTCGTAGAGAGATCTTTAA